CCTATGAATATCAAGAACGACTGATTGAAACCTATCACAACTATAGATTTTCAATTAGTATGATGCCTAGACAGACTGGTAAGTCTACATCAGCGGCAGGATATCTACTATGGTACGCTATGTTTGTACCCGACAGCACAGTATTAGTAGCTGCACACAAATATCTAGGCGCACAGGAAATCATGCAGCGTATTAGATTTGCCTATGAACACTGCCCAGATCATATTAGAGCAGGCGCAGTCAGCTACAACAAAGGCAGTTTAGAATTTGACAATGGAAGCCGCATAGTCAGTCAGACTACTACAGAAAACACCGGTCGTGGTATGAGTATTTCATTACTGTACTGCGATGAATTTGCATTTGTACGCCCTACTATTGCCAAAGAGTTTTGGACTTCTATATCCCCAACACTAAGCACTGGCGGTAAAGCAATTATTACATCTACACCTAATTCCGATGAAGATCAGTTTGCCCTAATCTGGAAAGGTGCTAACAAGATGGAGGATGAGTTTGGCAACGCCACTGAAACTGGTATCAATGGATTTAGAGCTTACCGTGCATACTGGCGTGAGCATCCTGATCGTGATGATCGATGGGCCGATGAACAACGAGCACAGTTAGGTCAAGAACGCTTCCGTAGAGAAATGGACTGCGAGTTTATCATCTATGATGAAACACTGATTAGCGCCACTGTGCTGATTGATCTTGAAGGCATGGATCCTGACTTTAGGACTGGGCAGGTACGCTGGTGGAAACAACCAGAACCAAACTGCATCTATGCCATAGCTCTTGATCCCAGTCTAGGCACCGGCGGAGATCCTGCGGCTATTCAAGTGATTGAAGCAAACAGTATGCAACAGGTAGCCGAATGGCGTCATAACAAAACAACTATACCAGAGCAGGTGCGTATTCTCAATGACATCTGCGCTTACATCAATCGCACTGTGAAAGACACAAAAAATATTTACTACAGTGTAGAAAACAACACTATTGGTGAAGCTGCGCTGATCAGTATAGCTGACTTTGGTGAGCACAACATACCGGGATACTTCTTGAGTGAGCCTGGCATAGCTACCAAACGTCTTCGAAAAGGATTCAATACCACGCACACAGCTAAACTGACTGCGTGTGCCAAATTAAAGAACCTGGTAGAAACCAAAAGACTGCGCATTCGTAGCTCGCCCTTGATTTCAGAGCTAAAAACATTTGTAGCACATGGCACCAGCTATGCTGCTAAAGTGGGTGAAACTGATGATTTGGTTATGAGCATGTTGCTGGCCATGCGTATGCTGGCAGTTTTACAAAATTATCATACCGATCTGCACAGTAAAATGCGCGATCACAGCGAAACCATGATAGAACCCATGCCTTTTATAGTATTTTGAGTTAAATACGTAACTATGCCAACAGTAAACAATATAAACAACCAAGTTCATGACACACTGGTCAGCAGAGATTTTGATCTCAAACTGCTGGACAAAACCGGTAAAGAAGTATTGGATCCACAAGATGCTGTCATGTACAGCTTTGATCTTACTTTTGATGACCGTAATTACGGAACAGTGGTTATAGTGGTAACACAAGACAACGAACTTGAAATCTATTTTGGCGACAACATTGGCACTAGCATGGATGAAGCAGATCGCGATCGCTGGTACGAATTCTTACAAGAACTGCGCATGATGGCCAAACGCAATCGCATGCGTTTCAATGTGCAAAATCTTAATCGGCTCAAGTATACCATGCAAGGCATGGCTGCTATGAAAGAAGGCCTGTTTGAAAGCTATTATGGCACACGCAAGGTCAGTTACAGCGACCAACCCAAGCGTGTCAAACTAGTGATAAAACACGATAAAACCTTAGACGAGCAGGACAAGCGTTATCGTCACATTGAAAGTATCTTTGTGGAAACGGCCGATGGTGAGCGTTTCAAAGTACCCAGCCGCAATCTCACACACGGCAAAATGTTGGCCAGACACGTGGCCGAAGGTGGTACACCATACGATCCATTTGGACAGCATATCACAGATGTGGTCAAAGAAATTGCCACACTAGGCAGATTCTTGCAGGCAACCAGGGGCAAACAATACGACGAATCAGCTATGGATCTGGTAGACAAGGCGCATCACCACTATAATGATCTCAAGCGCAAGGCCAAACGTGTGATGAGTCGTCGTGGCTATTTTGTTGAACGTGATCAATTTGATCCTGCCAGCATTCAAGCACACGAAAGCACTGTTGAAGAAATCAAAAATCTGTTTGTCGAACGCAGAATCGATGACAGAATTACCGAAGCACTGCCAATGATCCGTCGTCTAATGGATCAACAACTAGGCGGCATGAAAGAAGTAGCCGAGTTTGAAGATTGGACCAATCAGGTAGTTGAAGGCACCTGGAACTTGCCAGACACTCCTGAAGCTGAACGCAAACTTCAGGATATGATGTCATCAGAATTGCCTGCAGGTGCAGATGCTACCAATGCCATTGAGCAATTGTACGATCTAATTGGTGACGACGAACTGTTCGATCGCATACATGCTGTTGCCGACCAAGATCCAAACGCGAACATATGGGCAGATGCCAAGGTAATGCAACGCCTACAACAACTAGGCATTGAGGTGCCTGCCGCACAGCAGCCGCAACCACCAGTACCAGCACAATAATTGATAGCAGCAGAGCGTGTAGTCTTTATAACCTATCCTGGTCATCTTCTGACCACAGCAGCCAGTATCAATCATTTTCGTACCTTCCACAATTACACACAGGATATTGCTGTTGTGATTGATGATATCAATCCTGCTAGCACCAATCAGTACTGGAAATTAGCAGTTGACATGTATGAGTCGCGCGGATGTGAAATTTATACTGCCAGCAGTTTTCCCATAGACCAAATCACCACAGGTTGGATTAGGCAGCAGATTGTCAAACTCAGTTTGGATCTGGTGTTCGATGATCAGTCTTGGTTGTGTGTTGATGGGGATTCGATGATCTATGCTGATCTGTCTAGCTGGCATGTCCCGGTTAGATCGGTCTACATAGATGATCTAGGAGTGGATCGGGCATTCGGGCGTTATGTCAACGACTGCGGTCTAAGATACTTTGACACCGTAGATTGGTCCGAACCGCTACGCACCAACGCTGTGCCGTTTAGATTCATGTCCAGATACACTCTACAACAACTGCGTAATTGGGTAACCAACTACACTAAACAAGACTTTTTCGACTTGCACAGAACCTGGTTCGCAGCAGATCGTAACACAATCAATCAAACGGGCAGACTGATGACTGAATTTGAGCTGATTGAAAATTTTAATCGTTGCGTTCTAGATCACACTCATGCTATAGTACACTATGACCTTATCAAGTTTGGTGGATTGTGGCGTCCAACTCGTCCCTCGGTGGCTACCTATTGGGGTTCTGACCGTGACATTGCCGACAGACACTTCGTACAACATGGGGTCAGCCAAAACGAGCTCAATCGAGCAAAACTTCTTCAATCTAGTTGACCATGCTAAATAGTACATCATACAATATTAGTAGGATGTATGATTAGGCATCCATCATCGCAAGATGATATTAGGCACATATTATGGCACATGAAAGGACAATATTATGGCATCTTTAGCAGAAATCCGCGCACGACTCCAAGCCGCAGAGTCGAACAAAGGCGGTCAATCCACAGGCGGCGACAATGCAATTTACCCACACTGGAACATGGATGAAGGCGCAAGCGCATTAGTGCGTTTCCTTCCCGATGGCAACTCCAAGAACACTTTCTTCTGGGTCGAACGTGCAATGATCAAATTACCATTCGCCGGCGTCAAGGGCGAAATGGACAGTAAGATTACCACTGTACAGATTCCCTGTGTAGAAATGTGGGGCGAGCAGTGTCCTATTCTTAACGAAGTACGCGGCTGGTTCAAAGACAAGAGCCTTGAAGAAATGGGTCGCAAGTATTGGAAGAAACGCAGTTACATCTTCCAGGGCTTTATCAAAGAGAATCCACTCAGTGACGATAAAACGCCTGAGAATCCTATTCGTAGATTCATCATAGGTCCTCAGATCTTTACAATTATCAAGAGCGCCTTGATGGATCCTGAAATGGAAGAATTGCCAACCGACTACGAGCGTGGCCTAGACTTCCGTATCAGTAAGACTACCAAGGGTGGCTATGCTGACTACAGTACAAGCAAGTGGAGTCGTAAAGAAAGCTCATTGAGCGAAGCTGAACTACAGGCCATCAGCACTTATGGTTTGTTTGATCTCAGCGAAAGTCTGCCCAAGCGTCCAGGCGAAGCTGAAATGAAGGTCATGAAAGAAATGTTCGAAGCATCAGTGAACGGCGAAGCCTACGATGCTGAACGTTGGGGTTCATACTTCAAACCAGCTGGTATGGCTGCGCCTGCTGGTGGTGATTCTTCCAGCAAGTCCTCTGCTCCTGCAAAAGTGACAGCACCAGCACCTGTGCATGTTGAAGAAGATGATGAACCAGACGTGGCACCTGTTGTAGCAGCACAGCCAGTCAAAGCAGCGCCTAGCAGTCAGAAAGCCGAAGACATTCTGGCAATGATTCGTGCTCGTCAAAACAAAGGCTAAATCCTGATAGTTAGACCCGGTTAACGCCGGGTCTCTATGGATTCTTATTTCTATCAAGGACCGTTATGGCTAAACCATTCGATGTTTCAAAATTCCGTAAGGAAATCACTAAGTCAATTGATGGACTTAGTATTGGATTTAATGATCCAACTGATTGGATCAGTACTGGCAACTACGCATTAAACTATCTGATCAGCGGCGACTTTCATCGTGGAGTGCCGCTTGGTAAAGTTACTGTGTTTGCCGGCGAGTCTGGTGCAGGTAAAAGTTATATCTGTTCTGGCAATATTGTGCGTAACGCACAACAGCAAGGTATTTTTGTAGTGTTGATCGACAGTGAAAATGCACTCGATGAAGATTGGCTCAAAGCACTGGGTGTTGACACTAGTGAAAGCAAACTACTGAAATTGAGCATGGCCATGATCGATGATGTTGCCAAGACAATTTCAACTTTCATGAGTGACTATAAAGGATTGGCAGACGGCGAGCGTCCCAAGGTCTTGTTTGTTATTGACAGCTTGGGCATGTTGCTTACCCCTACAGACATCAACCAGTTCGAAGGCGGTGACTTAAAAGGCGATCTAGGACGCAAACCCAAGGCACTGACAGCACTGGTACGTAACTGCGTCAACATGTTTGGCAGTTACAATGTTGGCCTGGTGTGTACCAATCATACCTACGCCAGCCAAGACATGTTCGATCCCGATGACAAGATTTCAGGTGGACAAGGCTTCATCTATGCAAGCAGTATCGTTGTTGCAATGAAAAAACTCAAGCTCAAAGAAGATGAAGATGGCAACAAGATTTCAGACGTAATGGGTATTAGAGCTGCCTGTAAGGTGATGAAAACACGCTATGCCAAGCCCTTCGAAGGTGTTCAGGTAAAAATTCCCTATGAAACAGGCATGAATCCCTACAGCGGCCTAGTTGACTTGGCTGAGAAAAAAGGACTGCTCAAGAAGGATGGTAATCGTTTGATGTTTGTGACATCAGATGGCGAAGTTATCAAACAGTTCCGTAAGGCCTGGGAAAGCAACGAAGATGGATGTTTGGATAAACTGATGGCAGATTTCAAAAATCAACAAGACGAGGTAAGTACGGCTGAATCAATACAGGAGGAAGCATAATGCATTCGGCAGTTGTAAGTGAAATTTGGAGTGAGATTCGTAGGTTTGTTCCCGGTCATGATCGCAGCGAAGCAGCTGACATCATTGTGAGCATACTAGTTGACAATGACGTTGATCCAGACGAAATCAAACAGGCATTCAAAGGCGATGCAGATGTAAGAGCCGCACTTGAAAGCTATCTTGATGAGGATGGTGGTTACGATGAAGAAGATTACGAAGAAACCGATGAGGACGACGAGGAGTGGTAATCAGTGTGGTATAGTCGTGTAGTAGCTGATCTAGGATCAATTCCTGACTTTATAGCTCATTATGAACAGGAACTAGAACAGGCACGTCGCGAATGTCGCATTTCCGGCATAGTGGAAAAAAATATAACTGCTTTACCCGGAGTTACCGAGCACCGTTTCAATCAGTTGCAGGAGATTGAAGCGGTGCTGAACTTCTTAAACATTCAACTACGTAAAATTCGACGTAGACACTTTCAAAAATATCTTGAAGCTTACGCACGTAGCCTTACCAGCAGAGATGCTGAAAAGTATGTGGATGGTGAGGATGAAGTAATTGATTTTGAAACTATTATCAACGAAGTGGCCTTGCTGCGCAACAAATGGTTAGGCATCATGAAGGCCTTGGATACTAAACAATGGCAAATGGGTCATATTGTTAGACTGCGTACGGCCGGCATGGAAGATATTACTGTATAAACTAGACTCTATGAAAATTGTTATTGTAACCGGCGGGTTTGATCCTGTACATTCTGGTCATATTTCCTATCTCAATCATGCCGAACATCTAGGCGACTGGCTGATTGTAGGCCTGAACTCAGACGCATGGCTAGAGCGCAAGAAAGGTCGTGCGTTCATGAATTGGCACGAGCGAATGACCATACTTGATAATCTACACATGGTGGATAGAGTAATATCTTTCAACGACGATGACGGATCTAGCATTGACGCTATCCGACAAGTCAAACAGATGTTCCCTAACGATCAGATCATCTTTGCCAACGGTGGTGATCGCACTTCCGACAACATACCTGAAATGGTGTTTGATGATGTAGAGTTTGTGTTTGGTGTGGGCGGAGATGACAAGAAAAATTCCAGCAGTTGGATACTAGAAAACTGGAAAGCACCCAAGACTCCACGCACGTGGGGTTACTATCGTGTGTTACACGAGAATGGCGAACAGGTCAAAGTCAAAGAGTTAACTGTGGATCCAGGCAAATCTTTGAGTATGCAAAAACACAAAGATCGAGCTGAAATCTGGTTCATTGCAGAAGGAACCGCAACACTCTATGACATAGACGAGCGTACCACAGATGTTGAACTACGTGCTACCTACAAGCAGTTTCAAACGCTGTTCATCAGTAGAGATCAATGGCATCAACTGGCCAATGAATCAACTGAACCTTTGAAAATCATAGAAGTACAGTACGGTGATCGTTGCGTCGAAGAAGACATTGAGCGCAAATAAAAATCTCAGTACCCGCTTGCCTACTATACATAAAGAATAGGAGGCACAATGCACAAACCCGAAGCTTTTGTAACCGGAATGACCGGTCAAGATGGTCCTTATCTAGCTAGACTGTTGTTGGAAAAAGGCTACAGAGTCTACGGATTGATCAAACGTTACAGCAACCCTAACTTAGACAATCTAAAATGGCTAGGCATTGAAAATGACATTGAGTTAATCACCGGCGACATCACTGACGAAAACTGCATGAATCATCTCATGCGGTCAATACGTCCACAAGAGTTTTATAATCTTGCCGCACAGAGTTTTGTAGGTGTCAGCTGGGATCTAAACAAGTTGACCACAGAAGTCAACGCCATGGGTCCGCTGAACATTCTAAACGCTATCAAGACACACAGTCCTAATACTAAATTCTATCAAGCCAGCACCAGCGAAATGTATGGCAACAGTACCGGCGGACAGCAAAACGAAACCACACCATTCCATCCTAGAAGTCCATACGGTGTAAGCAAGTTGTATGCACACTGGATCACTGTAAACTTTAGAGAAAGTTATGGTCTACATGCCTGTTCGGGTATACTGTTTAATCATGAAAGTCCGTTGCGTGGGCGCGAGTTTGTAACACGCAAGGTCACCGATGGTGTTGCTCGAATCAAATTGGGATTGGCTGACACAATTACTCTGGGTAATCTTGATGCCAAACGTGATTGGGGCTTTGCCGGCGACTTTGTTGAAGCCATGTGGTTGATCTTACAACAGGCCGAAGCCAACGATTATGTAATTGCCACAGGTGAACAACATAGCATTCGTGAATTATTAGACATCGCGTTCAAACACGTGGGACTGCCGCATTGGTCACAGTACGTAAGCACTGATCCTAGATTCAAACGCCCTGCCGAACTGCACAGTTTGTGTGGAGACAGTGGCCGTGCTAGAAGTCTACTAGGTTGGCAACCTCAAACTAGTTTTGAAACCATGATCAAGGACATGGTTGATGCTGATCTAGAACGCCTTAGGTAACAGCAATTCTAAACAACGACCCTGGTTGATTTCTTCCAGGGTCCATTCAGTCCAACCAAGACGTCCAAACCAGCTAGATCTATTGGGTCTAGGTAGACTTTCTATTTGTGCAAGATCTGTGCTGCTGATAGGTTGACACAAACTGTTACTACTGCTGATCACCGGCACACCTTGCATTAGACTGGTAATGCCTGCTCCACTGTTCCAGTTAATCACACAGTGGGCATCTTGCATGATTCTAGCGTAATCAAAGTCGTCGTAAGTGTTAGGCAACAAAACTGGTTTACTGACATTGACTCCACGAAGACTGACCGGATCTCTAGGATGCGATCTTACGATTATTGGCCGATCGGTGTGTAATCTAATTTCAGCTATGGTGTTTTCTAACCAGGTATTCATCGAAGGCATACCTAGCCATTGCTCGCTGAGTTGGTGTTGGCAAGCTATTACAACGCTGTGGCCGCTGGTACGCCATGGATCTAGGCCGGCTAAAAATCTAGGCTGATCGCCTATTGCAAAATGTTCCCAAAGATAACAGCCGTCAAGTCCTACACGCCAGGTTTGATTACGACTTATACTACCTACTTCGCACACAAATACTGGTCGACTGTCAGCTTTGAAATGTCGCCAAATATCGCGATTGGGTGCCATACGACCGTGCCATAGAAAACTCCAGATAACCGCAGCATCAGCATCAATATCGTGTTCAACTACCTGGTGCCCGTGCAGTCTAAATGCCTGTGCTACGGCCTCAAACACCGGCGCACTATTTTTTGCTCCAAACTTGTTAAAAACACTGACTATCATTGCAGTCCTCTTAAATATTCTCAACTAATTATCGGATTATTCAAACATGTCAAAATATGCAGTAGT